TAAGTCCTATCTTCTTAATAAGACTGCTAATGTTTATAGTGGTTTCATCAAAATAAGCTTTTAATGCTTCCACTTCTTCTGTTGTTAATTTCATAATGTTTATTTTTTAATTATTTCATGTAAAAATACTTCTGCTTCTGAACTCCCATATTGAATTAGAATTGGAGTATGTTTATCCATATCATCAGTTAGTGGTTCTATATAAGTGATAGTATAATCATTACCCTCTATTGGGTCTGGATCATTCCATACTAACAGTGTATTATTCTGTATAGCAGTTCTTAATTCATTAAATGTCTTCATTTTTTTCTTTTTGGTTTTTTTCAATAAAACGTCTAAATGCCATTATAACATCACCTTCATTCCAATTTATAGGATCTCCAGTTTCACAAACATCTTCATAACAATCCTGTACAATGTCTTCATGATTACTAGGAATATCCATACCAATATTTATATAGATATTAATTAATATAGTTTCTATTTCATCTTTTTTTTCTACAGTCCAATTTTTCATTTTTTTTCATTTTGAGTTTTAATAATTTTATTAATGTATTTGTATATTTAAATCAGATGTTACCATCCATTGACAATTGTTAGAATTTAAACCTATATCATCAGATTCTAAAAACTCTATACAGTCTTCCCATACATTTTCATCATATGGATATACATGCACTTCTGCAGTGTTAAAATCAAGAATTATTATCTTTTTCATCTTTTTTTAAATTTATTACGTTTTCAAAAAATCCAAGCTCTATTCCTTTTTCAATTAGGAGTTTGAGTTGGTCAAAATCTTCTAGTTTAACACCTGGTATGCTTACAACTTCTGCAAATGCTATAGGATCTTCAATAGTTTTATCTTTTATCCATGGAAGTATCACTTTCTTATAAAAAGTTTCATAGATGTAATGGTCATTATCCCAAACTTCTATTTCTTTTTCATCTAGGTCTCCATGGTTTTTCCAAAAAGCAAGACTAGGCAGGTATTTTTCATAACTAGGGTCAGTTAAATTAACTCCAGCTTCTAATACATAGCTAATTTCTCCTATTCCATCTTTTATTAATTTAATATATGCATACATAACTATTTAATTTTTTTTGTTTTTTCAATACATTCCATTAATATATTAATTCTTTTTTGCCAACCTTTCTTATCTGTATTAAACCAATGAACAGAATAATTAGGATTGTGAGGCTTGTATGAGAATAGTTCTGGTAGTTCTTTTTTAAATGTCTTACTATCATAAGCCCATATAAAATGAAATTTTTCCATTGCATATGCAATATACCAACAGAATCCAATATCTGTATCTGGATCAGCACATACAACTTCTAACAGCTTTTTATAATATTCATGTCTTTTTTTCTTTGTCATGATTTGATTTTTTTTTAGATTTTAAATAAAGAGTTGTTTTTTCTTTATGATCATGTTTACATAAAATTTGATATGCAGTAGTGTTTTCCTTAGTTAATTTTTGTATAAACTCAGAAATATCAGCATAAGAAGTTAAACTACCACATTCTTCAATATGATCTATTTGTACATGTTCTCTTTTAAACCATTTTTTACACTTAGCACATTGATATTCTTTTTTCAATCTTTTATTTAAAGATTGGGAAGGTCTACTAGCTAAGTCAAGAGCTATTTGCATAGGTTTCCAATATCTAAAAGCATTTCTTAATGCTGATCTTATTTTAGAAAAATACTGGCTCTCTGTCATGGTGTTTGCATTTCTAGTCTTTGCAACTCTAGGTTTTTTTACTACTACTTTCTTTTTTGCCATTTTTATAATTTTTTATTTATTATTGGAACAATTCTGTTCCTAACCTCTTTTGCACCAAAGTCCTTAATAGAATCAGCTGGATCTTTACTCATAGGTAAAACTGTAAGTTCAACAAAAGGATATTTTTCTTTATAATCTTTCATTGCTTTTATACCAGCTTCATCATTATCAAACATAAGTATAATTTTATCATACTTTTCTGATAGCTGTTCCATTACATTAGGTTTAATCATTGTATTCTCACTATCAGGAGCTATTACATCTATTTCAAGTTTTAGAGATTTAATAGCCATGACATCTTTTAAACTAGATGTAATAAGCAAGTTACGATAATTATTTAATTGTTCATATCCCTGAATATAATCAGCCACTTTAATAAACTTTTTATCAAGAGTTTTGGGTTGGTAAATTTTATAGAGAGTACCATCTGCTTTGAAATAACCATAGAGATAAAGTCCTTTTATACAAAGGTTATTATCGTCATTAGTCATACAATAACTTTCTAAAGGCTTTACATTATGAGCCTCAAGTAGTTTGGATCCAATATTAAACTGAGTCCAGAAATATTGATCTTGGGTACTCCAGCTTCTAAATTTGTGACTATTCACCTTATATCTAGATGCTTTTTGAAACTTTTTTATATCATCTCCTCCATTATTATGAAGAACATAATCATTATAAGTTTCTACTATTAACACACATGCATTATGATATGTTAATTGATGAAGTTCTTTTATTAAGGTAACTCCATCTCCCCCTTTACCTGTAGAGAAATCTTTAAATCTATATTGTGTGTTTGTAGAAGCATAAATACACATGCTTGGTGTTTTTTCTGTAGGATTGAACAAACTTTTTATCTTAACATCTTGACCAGATAATTTTTCTTTAAGTTTACAAAAGTGTTCAAATATCCATACACTAGGCACATTACTTATGTTATGTACTAAATTTTTAGTATTAAACATATAAAAAATTTAAAAAATAAGGGAGAGAATTACTCCTCTCCCTTACACATTAATAAACAATTGATTTACAAACTAAAATCATTTGATGGTTCAAATCCAGTGAGAGTTTTACTTACCAATGGAGCATAATGATATTTGTTAGTTTTATCAAACACCGTAACTTTTCCTTGATCTGCAGAACAAAACTTATATTTTGGAAGAGATAGTTTAATAATAACTTTTCCATTATACTCATCTTCTTTACCTGCTAGGAAGAAAAATAAATCATTTCCTTTCAAAACTTCCACTGCTTTTTCTACCCACTCTTCAATTGAAGTGATACTACCATCTTTAGAAAGATCATCAATATCTTTTCTAAGTCCTAATTCATCAGCAACAATGATCAATTTATTTAAAATGTCATTTTTATTTACATCAGCACTGTTAAATTCACTAATATAAATAGTTCCAGATACACGAGCAGACTGTCCTGTATATTTTGGACCTTCTTGATTGTCTCTGTCTAAAGCCCAACCTTCAAAGTCTTTAATTGCTGGACCTTCTAATGTAAGTTCCAACATTTTTTTATTTGTTTGAGAGGTTCTTACTTTTGCACTATGTATGTGTGCAAATACTACTCCTGGTTCAAAACTTTTGTTTAAACCACCTGTTTTTACTTCTTGTCCTTCTGTACTGAACATGTTTTTTTGTTTTTAATTGTTAATGATTAATTCTCGTATATCTGAATTGCTGATTTTACTAACAGTAAATCATTTGGTATAAACTCATCTTTAAACATTCCTTTAGGAGTTTTAGTTGGAGTGGTACCATCTGTTTTAGTTTCAAATCCATAGTCCATTTGTTTTGTATCCTTGTTTTTCCTCGGTCTAGCATATAACACCGTTTCAAACAATCCTTCAAAATTCAACTGTTGTTCTACCATTTTCGTTTACTCAATATGCTTTCACATATTGTCAGACTATATCTTTTATATTTTTATATGCCCATCTACATCCACCTGCTGTTTTAGAAAACTTTCTACAAACATTAGAAATATTACCAGGTCTACAACCAATACTTATAGAAGCTTTTAAAATAGATTCATATTCTTTTACAATATTACCATTAATATCTAGTAAATAAACAGGAACTTCTTTTTTTTTTTTACTACTTTCTGATTGTTTTTTACCTAAATTAATATTTCTTAATTTTTGTTTAGTACTTTCTGATACTATTTTTCCAATATGAGATTTACTAATTTTATCTTTTACTTCTTGAGGACGTTTTCTTCCTTTTAAACTATTAGATCTTTTTAAATTTGATTCTGCAGATTGTTTTTGATTATTGTTACCGTCTCCACCGTCTGTAAGATTAGTTAAATCATTTCCTAGATTTTTGTAGAATTGTATCCAATACATTTCTCTTTCTTTCCAGTTATTTTCTTCAACTATTTCCAATTGTGTTATAGTTGGAACATTTCCTAAAGTAAGTTGTTCAATAATCCAATTTTGTTTTCTAGTAGCTTTTAAACCTTTCTTTTGCATTAACATACTTTCTCTAATATGTTGTTTTAATCTATAAGAAATACTATTTTTTGTTTTTCCTATATATCTAACAACATTTGTTTCTGATAATGTGTAGATTGTTATTTGTTTCATACTATGATATACAAAATTCATAGGACATATAAAAATATAATTCACCATTTCCCCAATGCACTTTGTGCAAAGAGTACTCCCCATCACAGGGATAGTCGTTGAACCTTCATCTACTTCACTGTAGATGCTTGGCTGCGGATTGTCCAATCTTTGTCTCTTTTACTTATATCTAGTTAGTTAAACTAGCCCATAGATTGTATTACTACATCTAGTTAGTGTACAAAGCTCTAAGGATATCCCCGTCAGTTAGATGAATTCAGGCAAAATGTTCTCACCTGTAAGCTTTGTTTTAATAATTCTACGTCCTTCTAAATCAGTAGATTCTTCGGGGTGTGTAAGATAAAACACGGTTAAATCTGACCTATATCCTTGAGGAAGAGTGGCTACTTTTTTCAAAGATACAGCAATACTTGTAAATTTTGCATACCCAGTTTCATTTGCTTTATCAAATAACTCAAATGCTGACATATAAAATAAATCATCAATTATAAGATTCTTTATTTCAGGTCTTTTTGTATTTACATACTCCATACATGCTATAATAGATGTAGGATTGGAATTTTGATAAAGATTTCCTGAAGGGGTATCTTTACTCCATTCTTTATATTTACTTTTCCATCCAGAGAAAGGAAGACCTTTACCAGCTACATTTATAATAAATGTTTCTTTTGGATCTAACGTTTCAATACTAGTAGATTTACCTCCACCAGATTCAGCTAAAATCAATACTCTTGTTGCTGCCATAGTTTATATTTATTTGTTTTTTATAAGATCATTCAACCATACTTTAGTGCTAACAGGTTTTCCTGAATGAATAGCAAAGTAATCTCGGATAGTCATTTCAGAATAAAGTCCATCTTCCATAATAGCAGGAGCTTTCTGTATAGGAGGTTCTTTAGTAGCAACAGCTTTTTCAAAATTATAAAAATCTTGTTGAGCTTTCTGTGTAGGTTTAAAAATAGCATCACTTGCAGTGACAGCTGATGATTTACTAATAGCCACTGAATCACGATTTACAATCCTTAATTCTTCTAAAGGAACTAAATAAGATCCTTTTACATTAAGTTCATATTCGTCATCAAATGACTGACTTGGAGGAACCCTGTACACTTTTCTATCTAGATCAGTGGGGTTTAAATCAGAATCAATCAACTCAAAGAAAAATCCTTTTGTTTTTTTAAATTCTGATGGAAAAATTCCAACAACCAATCTCCCTTGGTTGTCTGAAAACGGTGTCTTCATGTTGAAATCAGAAGAACTGATGCCCAAATCTCTTATCAATTCGGAATTATCTTCCCTCATTGCATTAGTTTTGTAAGCTCTGTACTTTGTCTTTTCAGCTTCAGACATACTGTGCATAATTGACATGTGCTTTTTTGTTTTAATTGTGAATGTATGTTATGGTATTAAACTTGGATCAAATGGTTGAAACCCTACTGGAGGAGGAGTAGCTGCAGGTCTTCTTGCTGATCTTCTAACAAAAGAACCTGTAGGATTAGCTGCTTGAGGTTCAGGAATCTCCAAACACATTTGTTTAGGAAAATCTGCTTTTAAAAATATCATGTTGCTATCTTCTGACCCATTTCTGCTTTTTATTATGTGTCCAAATATATCATCTGGTTCAGACGGGTATTCTTTAGGACCATAAGATGTAATATCAGATTTAAAAGGTCTACTTAAAATAAACACCATGTCACTTCCTTGCATAAGAGCATCACCTCCAAAGATGTCACTACTGGTAGGATAGTTTCCTATAGTTCCAGGCATCTTTCTTAATGGATCGTCAATACTTCTATTTAGTTGAGTAATCATTAAGACAATAACAGGAAGTTTATTTTTAATTTGCATTAACATTTCCACCGTGTTATATAGTGTATTTAGTTTTTCTTTTTCATCTCTGTCTTTTTTAATAAGCCAACTATGATCAATAGTAACTATGAGAGGTTTTCCACCTAATCCATTATAGCAGGTGTGAATAGCTTTCTCCATTTCCTTACACGTAATAGAATTGTTAATCTGTATTCTAAATACTCCTTGTTTTTCTAAAAGTTTACATTCTTCAATGTAACGTTTCATTGACTTAGTATAAAACTCAT